AACGGCAATCTTTATACATGGGGACTGAATACTCATGGACAGTGTGGTCTTGGCTCTGCAACTGCGTATGTGACACCGACATTAGCAGCGACAAATGTTGTGGCAGCGTATCAACATCCTACATGCAATGGTGGTTATGGTTCATATTCAAAATTCATTATCAAGAAAAGTGATGGTTATCTTTATGCTGCTGGTTATAATGGTAACGGCAATCTAGGTGTAGGTGACACCACAAACCGTTCGTCCTTTACATTAATACCAGGATCATATGGTGCAATTTCTGTGTGGAACATGGGTTCTGCTGTCGGCATACTACTAATACAAAAATCAGATTATTCAATATGGGCATGTGGTTATAATGCTAACGGACAGATAGGTGATGGTACTACAACCAGTAGATCATCTCTAGTTAATGTCACAAGTAACTGGACTGGAGGTACTACTGCTACTGTAGTCAAAGTTATTGGTGGGTATGGAAATTATACTTCTGGTCCTAATACAACAGGATGGACTGGTATGCTGTTAGATGACGGTACAAATAGATTCTTCAAATATGTTGGTACATATGCAAACAATAGTAACAAATCATCACCAGGACTATTATTTGCAACTTCATCTACGAGAATATCAGATATATCTGGATATGGTGGTACTGGTGGCACTATGATGTTCTTATTTGAAAACGGTGATTTATATACTGCGGGTTATAATGGTCACGGCCAGCTAGGAGACGGCACTACTACTGATAACTTTAATCTAACTATAAGGGCAACTGGTGTCAATCAAATATTCTGTGACGGACACGATAGTTTTCAATATGGATTTTATATAACATCTTTCTATAGAAAGGGTAATATAGTATATGCATCGGGATATAATGGTCACGGTGAATGTGGAGTCGGTGATACAACAAACAGAACATCTTTCAGCACAGTATTACTTCCCGGAGACTTTACATGTGTCAATATCGCAAATGTATATAATACTGCTGGTGCTTTTGCTAAAGTGTTTTTCGGTTCAGACGGGAGAATGTTTGCTTGTGGGCACAATGCAAGCAATTTAATCACAGCAGACAATACTAATAACGTATTAGCGCCTATCCAGATTCTACCACCTGTAGGCGGATAAACTAAATATAACTAACAAACAAAGAGGATCATCATGTCAGTAGAATACACCTGGGAAATCACAGGATTGAAAACAGCCACACTAAATAATACACCAAATGTGGTTGTTCAAACCTACTGGAAAAAGATTGGCACTGATGGTGTGCATACAGGAACCTTTGCCGGTGCAACACCGTTTTCCTCAGATGCAATGCCTCAGGGAACATCTTTCGTACCATTCGAGCAACTAACAGAAGAAATTGTTTTGAATTGGATTAAAGCGTCTGTAGTTGGTGCAAGTGAAGCACACGTTAACAGCGTAATTCTAGAAGATATCGAACGTTCTAAGAATCCCATTCAGGAAGTAACACCTCCATGGGGAACTTCCAGTGGTACAACAATAGGATAAGATAATAATGACAGACAGATACATCGGCCCGGCACCAGTAGAAAATCGAAATATCCCAGAATATACATGGGAGATTTTGAATATCAATACACAGTCATTAGGCAATACATCTGATATTATTGTGCATATAGATTGGAAGAAGATTGGTACTCTTAATGGTGTTAGCGCATCGTTCGTAGGTTCTTCGGATTTCCCTCTAGGCAGTATTGATACAGGAATGACATATAAGCCTATTGACTCGGTGACTGAGGCCGATGTTATCCAGTGGATTAGAGGCACCATCGCTGGTGCATATGAGTCAGTGGTTGATGATACTATCACCAACAGGATACTAGAGCAACAAAGTCCAGTAGTATCAATCGAATTTCCTTGGTTAAAAACAAACACAGAAAGTAGCAGTAATGTCTCAGAGCCAACCAGCAAATAAGGACGAACTTAAAGATTTCTGTCTTAGACAACTAGGTTATCCTGTTGTCCAGATCAACGTTGATGATGTTCAAGTTGATGATGCTGTTGAATTGGCCTTTGAATACTGGAACGAGTTCCATTTCAATGGAACAGAAAGAACATATGTCAAGCATCTGATGACCGAACAAGATATGACTAACAAGTATGTTACTGTTAGTGACAGCTTGATTGGTGCCACTAGAGTTCTTAAAGTTGGTGGTAATAAGATGGCTATGAATATGTTCGATCTCAGATACCAGTTGCGTCTTAACGATCTATGGGATCTTTCATCAACTTCATATGTTAACTATTCATTGACTATGCAACATCTTGCCACTCTTGATCTAATCTTTACTGGTGAGACACCTATTCGTTTCAATCGTCTTACAAACAAACTCTATATCGAGATGGATTGGGGTGCTGATATTCAAGCAGGTGAGTATATCATCATTGAAGGATTTGTTGTTACTGATCCTTCAGCATACACAAGAGTATGGAACGACCGTCTACTAAAGAAACTTGCAGTTGCTTATGTTAAGAAACAATGGGGTGTTAACATGAAGAAGTATGCAGGTATGCAACTACCAGGTGGTATCACCATGAACGGTCAGCAAATATTTGATGAAGCAGTCAAAGACATTGCAGAAGTCGAACAGAACATTAGAGATACATACGAAGCACCTCCAGAGTTCTTGGTAGGCTAATGGCAGTCAATAGATACTTCAACCAGTTCCCAGGTCAATCAAGAATAACCAATGAGCATAGACTCATGGAGGATCTTATTGTCGAATCAATCCAGATTATGGGACACAATGTCTATTATATTCCTAGAGAATCATTCGACAATGGTGATACCATATTTGGTGAGTATAGCAAATCAAAATTCAACAAAGCATATCAGGTTGAAGCATATCTAGCAAACGTTGAAGGTTTCGAAGGTCAGTCAGATTTCTTCTCTAAGTTTGGTTTAGAGATTAGAGATACATCTAACTTTATCATTTCACGCAGAGCATTTACTAAGTTCATTCCATCAGGTATGAGAATCAGACCACAAGAAGGTGATCTAATCTATATTCCTGTATTACACAAGATGTTTGAGATTAAGTTCGTTGAGCAAGAACTTATGTTTCACTCACTTGGTAAGAGATTGCCTTATGTATATGAAATGCGTTGTGAAGCATTCCGTTACTCAGAAGAAGAAATCGATACGGGTGTTGAGGAGATTGATGATGTTGCTGCTGATAATGCATACACTATCAAACTATCTCTTAACACAAACGGCACTGGAATAATTGAGGACGAAGATATCGTATTCCAAAGTCCAGATGGTACATATGCACACGCTACTGCCCACGCTACAGTCAAAGATTGGTTCAAAGCCAACGGTTCACTATTCATCTATGACATAACAGGAAACTTTACTGCTAACTCAAATGTGTATGCTAAGTCAACCAATGCTGTCTATAGACTAGCATCAACAGACGACAAGACAGATTATGTTGTTTATGATGTTTACGACAATAAGAACTTGGATACAGGTTCAGACTTGATCCTAGACCTAACAGAACTTAACCCATTTGGAACACCATAATGCTGCATAATCCACATTTCTATCACCAACTAACTAGGAAAGCAGTTGTTCTATTTGGTAGACTTTTTGATGATATCTCTATCATTAGAAAGAATGATCAGACAGGTGCAGAGGTCAGTCGTTTTCGTGTTCCCATTATCTATGCTCCTAAAGAGAAGATGGTTACACGTATTCTATCTGATCCGGATTTGTTAAAGCAACTCGGTGCAATTCTACCTAGAATGAGTTTTGAGATCACAGGGATCTCATATGATCCACAGAGAAAGCAAAACTCATTGCTGAAAGCAGCAAAGTCCAATACAACAAGTCATGTTACATCTTCTTATATGGGTGTACCATACGACATTACATTTTCATTGAATGTCTATGCACGTAACATTGACGACGGTACACATATCATTGAGCAGATTCTTCCGTTCTTTAATCCAGATTTCACTGTTTCAACCAATATGATTCCTGATCTAGGAATGCTTAAAGACGTTCCTATCATTCTAAACAATATAAGTAATGAGATTCAATACGAGGGTGACTATGACTCTGTAAGATATGTTTACTGGACATTAAACTTCACAATGAAAACCTACTACTATGGTCCTATCTCATATCCCAAGATCATTCGTACCGTATATGCTAACATCTATAATGATCCTAGCCTCAAGGCCGGATATATAACAAGACTAAATCTATCAAGTGCAAACGGTACATTCAAAGCAGATGATATGGTTTATCAAGGTTCGTCATATAATACAGCAACAGCATATGGTGTTGTCATCAACTACAACTCAGATTTGGATAAACTAGTTTTGGGTGCGACACAGGGTCAGTTTAGCCTTAGCGAGACTGTTCATGCTGTATCTACAAATGCAGTTGCAACAATCGAATCGTTTGATGTTAATCCTATCAAACTAGCAGAGATTAAAATTACACCAGATCCTGTGAATGCACAGCCAGATGATGATTATGGATATACAGTAGATGTTACAGAATGGCCTGAAACGGAGTTATAATATGGGTGTTGAGAAGAATTTGTCTGATGCATTGGGTATTGAACATAAGACTATCGAAGTAAAAAAGGAAGAGATAGTTCCTTATGAACCGCCTCAGCAACTAACAGACGAAGATGAAGATTACATTCTAGTGAGAAAGACCCTTCGCAATCTAATAGAAAAGGGGAACGATGCAATCGAAGAAATCGCAGTCATCGCTAGACAAAACGAAAGTGCAAGGGGTTTTGAGGTTGTTTCTAATCTCATCAAAACTGTTGGTGAAACGTCGAAAGACCTCTATGCGTTACAGAAAACAAAGAAAGACCTAAAGATACCTGATCCGGATTCTGATCCTAGAAAGAAAAATGCCGACGGACATATCAATGTAGAACAAGCAGTATTTGTAGGCTCAGCGGCTGAATTGTTGTCTGCTATTAAGAATAAGAAAGAAGAAGATGGCAAGGACACCATACAGTTACCAGAATAATCCCAACCTACCGAACGAGCAGTATCGTCACGCTTTTACTCAGAAAGAACTTGATGAATATATCAAGTGTGCTGAGGATCCTGTTTACTTTGCCAAGAAGTATATCAAAATCATTAACGTTGATCGTGGTTTGATTCCATTCGATATGTGGGACTTCCAAGAGAAGATGCTACAAACGTTTCATGACAATCGTTTCTCTATCTGCAAACTACCACGACAGGTTGGTAAGTCAACTACCAGCGTAGCATATATTCTACATCAAGTATTGTTTAATGAAAACTTTGTTACTGCTATTCTTGCTAACCGTGCTCCTACTGCTAGAGAACTATTGGGTAAACTAAAACTAGCATTTGAATACCTACCTATGTTTCTAAAACAAGGCATTAAAGAATGGAACAAGGGTTCTATCTATCTTGCTAATGGTTCAAGAGTTCTAGCAGACTCGACCTCTGGTAGTTCTGTCCGTGGTTTCTCGTTCAACCTAATCTTTCTTGACGAGTTTGCGTTCGTTCCTAATAACATTGCTGAGGAGTTCTTTAACTCTACATATCCTACCATTTCATCTGGTAAAACTTCTAAGGTTGTTATCGTTTCTACTCCTAATGGTATGAACCTATTCTATAAGATGTGGACGAAAGCAATTGAAAAGACTAGCACATATCAACCTATTGAGATTCACTGGTCAATGGTACCAGGTAGAGATTCTGCATGGGCAGAAGAAACTATACGCAACACCAGTCAAAGACAGTTCGACCAAGAGTTTGGTTGTGAGTTCTTAGGTTCATCTAATA